ATTACCTGTATAGTCTCATAGGTATTACAGACAAAAGCATCGTAAATATTAGTAGTTAATGCCTTAAGTGTGGCATCACGGAAGTTAGCCATACGCTCATAGCAATAGCTATCCTCGTACATAAAGATAGCACTGTGATCCGTATAGCGTTGCGGATTAGACGGATAGATGATGTTTGCTTTGAGTTCTTTAATAAACTCATCAGCAACGCCCTGAGGACTCTTGTCAGTAATAATATCCACATAGATTCCGTGACTATCCATCAACTCACAAAAGCTTTTTGTGAACTGACCGATGCCACCATGCGGAATCAATGTTTGTGAACTAACTAGAAATCCGATTCGCTTCATTAAGTTGCCCACGCATTCTTAAACAATGGAACCTGCAAACGGTCACTATAGCGAATACCGTTCTTCATCGCAAGGTCAGCGACAGTGCGATTATTAAGATGGTAAACACTTTCGACGCCTCCTACTGGCATGAAGTAAACAGTACCATAGAAACCTTCATCACGATAACGCTCAACTGCCGCTAGTGCTTCTGTAGCATCATCTTCTGTTGCGATAACAAACTTAAGATAGGCATGACCAGCATCTTGATATCGTGCAACAATCTCGGGCTTGATAGCATCTTCTGCCTTCTCACCAGAACAACTCAACTTTGCACTGACACTAAAAGTGACTTCTCGTGAAATCCCGTTGTCCAAACCTTCCCACAACCAATCGTCAAGATAAGCAAACAATTCATCACTTAGTGGTTGCGTACCATTAGTCTCAAAAGTAATCTCTTTGAGACCCTTCATCTTAGGATGACTTAGGAGTTCTGGGTAGGCTCGTTGCCATCCGAGGAGTGGTTCTCCTCCTGTGATAACGAGGTGTTCGTCGCGCCATTCTTTAAACGGTAGTAGTTCCATAATGTCGCTGACAATAGTATCAACATCCCTGCTGGGAGAAAGATGCTTGAAGCGAGGATCCCAGGATGCGTAGGAATCGCAGCCTGTAGAGACGAGCGGGAGGGTACCATATTCTTTATAGTCTTCTGGATTGACTGCTTCTCTTTCACTTGATAATTCACCTTTTGGCATGCCGAATCCGGCGCATTTGAAATTGCATCCATATGTTCTAAGGAAAACGGACGGCACACCCATGTACCGACCTTCTCCCTGAATGCTGTAGAACAATTCACTTATCTTGATTTTCGTCATTCTCATCTACTTTCCAGCCATGATATTTAGGATCAATACCATGCTTCTTTCTAAATTGATATCTGTCATTGTCAACTAGCCATAATCCATATAAGAAAAATGCAGCAACAACACAGAATACAACTACAGCTATAACATTAATTACTTCCATTGTCAATCATCCTTTCCACCATTCTTCCCAGGGGAAGACAATCCATTGAGGGTCTTCTGCCTTGTTGATACTTTCTCCGATGTAATTGACTTCAAACGTACTTGCATCATTATCAATCAACACTGCAAACTTAACAGTGTCATTCCAAACAGTTTCCCATTTAAGATCATGTTTGAACGCACTGCCTTGCCAATCTTCTTTAATCCATTTGAGCGTAGCACCAGTGTCATTGATATCATCAACGATTAGGATATGCTTACCTTCATACGCATCTTCTGCCATCCAACAGTTAGATTCTGTTTCACCACCATCACGAAGACTGACCTTAAGCGTCTCCATTGGAATGTTGAGATAATGACTAATCTTTAGAGCAGGGTTGAGTCCGCCCCTAGTAAGACCTACAACATAATCAGGCATCCAGTTATCATTGTTCATTTGACGAATGATATCATGGACCATGCCATCAATCTGTTTGTCAGTGTAATATACTTTCTTAGTCATTATCTCGTATCCTATGTATTAAACCCTGTGATAGGCTTCCATATATTCATCGTAACTCATTACCTTGAATGGTGCTGCATCCTCAGTCCAAGGATCAGTAACATAGGTAATTGCTAATTCACGGGCTTCATCTTCCTCTTCAACATCAGCAAAAATGTTGTCGTTTTTGTCTAGTACAAACCAGTTGCTCATCCTAGCAAATCCTCATTCCACTCGCGGTGACCTTCTCGGAAAGCCATGTTGCTCTGTGTTTCACGAACTTCAACACGATAGCACCAAAGTCGTTCAGCTTCGCCCTTACCCCAATGATCAGGGATATAGACACCGTTAACAAACTTGTAAATCATATCAGCAAGTGCTTCACAGCCAGTTGCTGGAATGATGGTCAACTTTGCCATGTTGCGTTCTTGCAACAGCTTGAACACATCCATATCAGGATCGTCTTCTGCTACAAGCAAAGTGTGGTCGAACTGATCTTCAAGAATTGCCTTCAAGTCCTTTAGGCCACCGTAGTCTGCACACCAGTTTCGTGCATCTAGAGTATCGGCACCAAAGTATACCTTGATAGTAAATGAATAGCCATGAATGTTATTGCAGTGACTATCAGCTCGCCATTGACGATACGCACACGGAAACGAGTCGTGATATTCTTTAGTACTTGTATACTTGTAACTTACTGGTTCATATTTTGTCATCTTTGTTCTCCTTTAGATGACACGCAGAGTGTTTATAGTGGGATGAGCGCCAAAGACCACTGTTAATAAGCATAGCGGCGATTGATGTAGTCAAGAGTATCCTCAACTTCACTAAAGCCTTCTGCATTATAAATTTGATTTAATTCAAGACCATGATCCTGATAACCTTCTTGAAGCAAATACTGATAGTAGTTGCTCGGAGAAGAATAATCAAGCCGGTCCCCAATCATTTGATAAATCATCGCTTTGTGCGTTTTATTACCAATTTGCACATCAATGTACTTTTTACCATAGAAAGTTGGGAAGCCCTCAAGCATATCAAGAGCCAATTCACATTCATCAGTAATGTCCCACATTACAGTCTGTAGAACATCACCGACACTTACTTCAATGTCGGCAACACCGCGAAATACTAAACGATGATCAGGAATGTCAACACGACCGATACTAACGGAACCGGGACAGCGTGAAGCCATCTGATCAATATTAGTATTCATTCCATATGCGAGATATAACATTAATATATTATCCTTTAAACTTCAAAAACTAACCGAACATTACCGTCTACACATTCGTTATACGCTACACGAACAAAATTGTCAACAATAATAAAATTCATAACTAACTTTTTAATTTCTTCATCAAAGTAATTTTCAATATGTAAGGGGTAAGGCTTAGCAGTACCAAATAACCGAAACAACTCATCTTTAGGAGTTCGTTCTACCATTCTAGCAGCGTTGAATGTTACTAGACCCCTACCACCTGGCGTGATCATACTAGCAAACAATGTTACTTGCGATGAAAAATTCAGCAGCGAGGTGAAATGCAACGAATCGATTGCCATTGCAGCACTGAATTCTTGATAGTGCTTTCTAGCAAAGTTTCCCTCAATGTCAAAAAAATCGTTTTCATCGCATAATGTTCCATTTGGATCTATGCCATATATATTAGGAACAACATCTTTGAATAAGTTTGCCCCGCATCCTACATCCACAATAGTGTTATCATCGGGGTTTAGATAATCTATGTAATAGAATATACCACATGGTACTATTCCTATTGCACTAGCTTCCCTAGGATTTAGTGTTTTCCTTATTCTCAAATCACGATCTACTGCAACCTTATCATAAAGTAAATAACAAGAAGTTCCGAATTTTTTTCTAATATTAGAAAGAAATTTTGACTCTACTAAAGAGCGACAACGGTCCTCATCATACGGATTAATTGTCAACCTCATTTAAATCTTCCAACTGTCAAAATACCAAATCTGTACATTGCATACTCACACCCAAGCCTATTTAGTACCTGTTCAGTTAGTTGCACCATTTTTACACTGTTACCACAAATGACGGTGAGTGGAAAACTGTCCTGATTTATCAGAACAAAGTTCTCCACAAGAGCATCAACTTGATGATGCCTCACCCCATGTAAGTCTAACTTACAACTTTCCATACACTTTGTCAAGCATTTTTTTTGCCTGAGGATAAGAAGTCATTGCATCAACTGTTTCATCAACCCCGTCTAAACGAGCAATTGTTTGCTCTACTGTTTCGACGGGCTGATTAAACTTGTATGTTCCTACAGGTACAGTGAACGAAAAGTTGATATTCCTCAAAATATCTTCATGCTTCCTATTAGGGTATTTAGGTTCCATCTTTGTTTCTTTCTGCTTCTGCGACCCGCTTGCGTAGATTACTGCTACTAAAGCTGTGGTCTCTACCATTGAATATGATTTCAATACCTCGGTCGTTGCATTCTTTGCGACCAGTGAAGTCTTTGTCTGCATACTCTACACCCAGTATACGACAATCTAGGGGCAATGTCAAGAGCAAATCTACCAAATCTTGTTCAGTTTGGTAAATAACTACCTCATCAACAAAGCGACAAGCACTAAGTTGAATCTGTCTCTCTACGATTGACTGAATAGGTTTGTTCTTCGTATCCGGTCTATCAATAGTTGGGTCAGTTTGTAGTCCTGCAATCAAATAGTCACAGTGATTCTTAGCTTCTGCTAACATTGCAATGTGACCTGCGTGAAGCATATCGAACGTACTAAAGGTGATGCCAATAGTACGTCCTTGTTCTTTAAGATTTTTAATCTTGTTAAAGATCATTAGCACTTACCCATGCGGGCAATGCTAAGAAACTCTGCACGAGCAGCAGCATCAGTCTTGAATCCGCCACCAAGCTTAGTAGTAACCGTAGAAGAACCAGTGTCTTCAACGCCGCGACTCTTAACGCAATAATGCTGTGCGTCAATCATAACTGCAACATTTTCAGTTTCAAGAATGTAGCAAAGAGCGTGGAATACTTGTTCGGTCAAACGCTCTTGAATCTGTGGGCGCTTTGCAAAATATTCAACGATACGATTAATCTTTGAAAGACCGAGCACCTTTTCATTAGGTACATATGCAACAGTAGCAAGACCATCAATGATTACAAAATGATGTTCACAATTAGATTGAACATTGACATTGCGCTCTACGACCATTTCGTCGTACTTCATCTTGTTTGCAACCGTTGTACACTTGGGGAATGCATCATAGTCAAGGCCCCAAAAGATTTCGTTGACATACATCTTAGCGACACGCTTCGGCGTATCCATCAATGAGTCATCTTCTAGGTCAAGACCCAATGCTCTCATAATGCCATTGAAGTGTGCTTCAATAACCTCAATCTTTTCTTTGCGGTCTAGTGCGCTATCTTTTGTGGGAGTTTCAACACCCATCTTGACGAGGTGTTCGTGAATCTGTTGACCCAATTCGGGGTCGGTTTTAGTTTTGTTATAAGACATATTTGTTTCCTTCCTTACGCGGATATGTTAATGTTGTTTGTAACCTTTGTGCTACATTTTTATTTATCAGTACTTCGCTTCACGAGTATGTTTTCTGTAGTCGCTGCTAATGCGAAGATACTTGCTGCCATTGCCTTCAAGAATGTCACAGATACGATCAATAGTTCCATCAGTATAGTCACTAATCTTGCCCATATTCGGATGTGCCTTCTTAAGCAAAACATCAAGCTTAGCGATAGCATCATCAATTGACCACGGAATGTAAAGACGCTCTGGGTCGTTTGCGAAAGTCTCGGGGAAGCTACGATACGCGGGATAGAGTACATTGCATCCCAAAGCATCAGCTTCGCTTACTGTGTTAGATACCCAATCCTGCAATGCACAATTGAACACAACACGGCTATCGTTTACGATTTCATAATACTTGTTCTTATCAAGATTATCATATACAGTCAACTTACCGTTCTCAACCATCTTGCGAGTACGAGCCATATAGCTGTCGTTGTTGCTCTTTAATTCACCACCACTGCAAACAACGAACTCAACATCCTTACTAGGGTAACGCACATTCCATGCTTCAATCAAGTCCATGTAGAAGTCAGGCTGCTTTTCTTGGTCCCAACGTGCAGAAAATACAACACGCATACGGCGATCATTGAAGGGTCTAATCTTGCCGTCAACACGCTCAATAACTTCGCTCTTACCAAACGCAAGACCTGAGATATTGTAGATTGGTGCGTCCCAGCCTGCAATCTTCATGTGTGCAACCATTTCTTCGTTAGTTGCAAGAATGCCGTCTGCAAACTCGTTGACCATCTTCTCATATAGTCCCATCCACTTATCCATTCCCCAGACATGAACAAAGTCATCGGGGTCAATAGATTGTGCAAGACAACGAACAAAGATACGAGGCATATTGTCTTCATCACACTGGTCAATGATATAAGGCAATGATTCAATGCCCGGCTGGAACATATCTTCAAAGTAGATAACATCCTCGCTAGTGACTTCACCCTTCTGCATCATCTTGACGAGGTTCATCATCTGACTCATGCCAAAGTATGAACGACCATGTGCGTCAAGAACCTGACCAGTTACAATCTTCTGACTGTTATCAAGTGTTTCGCCCGGGACGTATACAACATCAATGCCGCGCTTTTCAAAGACACGGCGATTCCAATCAGTAAGCTGTAGTGTGTAACGAGCGTTGTACGCTTCAAGTCCCATGTAAAATAATTTACGCATATTATTTTCTTTCTATATCTTCTTCAATACATTCATTGCCGTATTGTATTTCAATAATCTTTAGTGGCTTATCTGTTTCATTAGCTAGGCGATGCCACTGATTAGTAGCAATGTGTATATTCTGAAACTTCTTATACACTCCGTCTAATTCTTCATCTGAGCTACTATTAATAGTATACACTGTTGCAGTGCCTTGTGCAACAAACCATAGTTCCAAACGATCATTATGTCGTTGCATACTTAAAGATTGTTTAGGATCAACTGTAAGTTCTTTAACCTTAACTTCTTTTCCGTTCTCGTGAAGTACACGATAATAGCCCCAGTTACGTTCTGTTTTAGCAGCCTTCCATTCTTCAAGAATCCAACTAGAACTGTTAGCTTTATCTTTTCCGCCTACTCCGAATACGAATTCAAGATTATCATCCTGCACATCCATTTCTGGGATGTTTTCGCTAGTGCGGTCACCGCCGTTTGCAAATACTATAGTACATTCTGGATAAACTCTACGGGCCCATGTAATTGCATCTTTTGCACTGTTATCACGATCATTGAATGGAATAGCATAATCTACTCCTTCAAGGGCGCCGATGATTGTAATCCGGTCTTCAAATGGCATGAATGACCGGCCCTTTTTACGGACCAGCCACTCATCACTATTTACACCTACAACGAGGATGTCACCTAACTCACGGGCTGCATGTATGTACTCAATGTGCCCACAGTGTAGTGGATCAAATCCTCCCGTAATGATGACAACCGTTTTAGGCACGGAATCTAGATGCTCCCTGTTCCTTAAACTTTACAAGGTCAACTTCCCACTGATTCTTTACATACTTTCCGGAAGTGAGCTTCTGAAACTGACGATAGACGTAGCTTCGCTGACTATACAAATCGGCTTCGTTAAACCGATATCCATAATCGCGGCAAAAATCACGATACTTCTCTAGATCGATAAAAATTTGCGTAACGCGGGATAGACTATTCTTAGTGTTATTATTTGCCATTTTATTTTCCTTAGATGACAAGTGATTGATAGGGTTTAGTTGTGTTGTAGTAGATAGTGGCACCGTTCTCACCGTCTTCTGATACAGTGATTTCAATGTCACGGTCGGGGTAGCGATTTGCTATATACATATATAGCTCATCGCTGATCATTTCGCAAGACTTATGGTCAAGTTTCATCACTCCATCACGGAAGCTATTCTCTAGCCAACGCTTGAACTGAATAAACTCAATGTCACGGTCGTTGTGAAATACCTGAATCGCCACCTTAAAGTGAAAGATGTGACGATGCGGGTAGCCTAGGAAACTAACGTCATATTCGTCGCCAGTTGCCAATTTCGGATCGGTGTCTGCACCGGGATACTTGTGAATGCCTTCTTTTTGAAAGGTCACCCAAATCATACGCTTAGCTTGTTCGCTAATGCGTTTCTGCTTTTCAGCAAGAGTTTGTGTTACATTATCCATAGTCTAGTTATATCACCTGTGTAGAATTTATCAACTGTTTTGGTCAAGAACTTCTGCCATCAAGTCATCGGTATCTTCAATGACTTCATCGATTTCAGGGTCGGCATCTTCAACTGCAAATAACTGGTCAAACATAGTATGTGCATTGACAGTCTTCTTACCGCTGAATCCTTGACCAGCTTTAAACTGCTGCCAAAACTTGTCGTATTTGTCAATCATAGCCAAACTCTTTTCACGATCCTTGAGTGAGAAAATCTCATCAACGATATCAGAAAAATTGAGATTGCCGAGAGGATCCATAACCATCTTAGGCTTGATACCTTGTTCATAGCGACGATTAGCTTCCTGTACCGCAGTCATGTGTTGATACACATTATGTGCCTGCAATAACGTGTAGCTAAGTGTGTCCCAGCTAGTCTTAGTTTCTTTGCCGTGTTGACCTAAGAAACCCTGACCACGATAGCATAAGTCTTTCATCAGCATCATGTCAGTTACCGGACTGTCAGCGAACACCTTGTGAATCTTGTCAGCAAGGACACCATCGCTAAACTTACGGTTATCTGTTGCATATCCCTTATTTTCAGCAGTCTTTTCCATTGAATAAGACCATTTGGTATTATGCTCAAATGTGTTGTTGTTGTAAGCGAGGCCTTTTGCAGCAGCAAAGAACGGAGAAGCACAGTCAAACGTAATCTGTAGTTTAGGATTATGATACTTGCGGATAGCTCTTTGTATATCACTAAACAGCACTGCATATTCCATAATGCTTGTACCAAGACAGTGAATAAGGTCATGCTTGCCTTCTTCAAGGAAACCATCATGAATGATACCGACAAGTCTGCGAAGCATCAAGTGAATGTCAATCTTGTTTTGACCACCGAATGCCCAGCCATTGAATGCTTTGTCACCGTATATATTAGTATCGCAATACTTCTTCATTTCTTCATACCAGTCATCTGACTGACCATGATTACGACCCTGTAGAACGTTTAGAAACTTGCAACGACCATCACGATTAGCAACAAAGTATTCATTATTGATATGCGTGGCAGTGATTGCTTCTTCGATAGTACTAATACCATGTGCTGATTTACCGGTCTTCTTGTCAAGGATATGATAAGTTGTTAGAGACTGTGATGGAATATCAAGACACATACCGTAGTCCATGTATTCATCCATCCAAGTAAGAACTTGTTGACGCTTCTTCATAGCACGGGGACAATTAGGGTCCTTCCAATCAGCAGGCCATTGACACTTAAGAATCTGGAATCCACCAGAGTCTCCTAGCATGAAAGTGCCTTCTTCTCTCTTGCGAATGATACTCTCACAAGCATCATCCTTAGTGATATCAAGATTAGCGTGACCAGCAGAATACAAGCCCCACTTATATGTATACAAGCCTTGCTTGCTATTAAGGAAGTTCAAACATTCAACGTCTCCATTGAATGCCGCAGGGATTCTCGCCGGGTCAAAATAGTTTTCACCTTCACGTTGCTTGCCTAAGCCAGCAATGAAGAAAGACGAGACTGCGGGCAGAAACAATGCCCAATCGGGATTGTGACTGTTTGAAAGATTTACTTGTTCCATAGTTTATTCCTGTTAGTAACATATTGATGATAGCTAGAAAAAACATTAGGAGGACATTCTTTTCCTGTAAATGATTTAAGTTTTTCTAAGGCCATAAAAGAGGAGTCACTTGTTTTATATAATTCATTATACTGTATTACTAAGGTTTTGTCAACAAAATCTTTAGGAATAGTTACGTTACCGTACTTACTAAAGTTACCATATAGATCCGTGTCATCTTGACCTAATTTATACCATCTTTTCAAATCTATTTGACGCTCTATTATTAATTGCTTCCAAAGATCGTCATTCAGTTGGTACCCCTTAGACTCTAGTTTTCTACGATGGTGTTTTGAAACCATCGTGTTTTTTGTGATATGATTGAAGGCTATCTCTAATAGGTCATCTTCATCAAATGAAATAATGATGATTTTTGTATTAGGTAAACGAGTTCTAATAGTGTCAAAATCAGGATACATCTGTGTTGCTAAAATAGCAATAGGATCAAACGTGAGTTCCTTATACATATCTTGTCCGGCACCATTTGGATCAGTAGTAGAAGGATGAGACCAAGACTTTTCCCAAGGATATAATATATGGGCAGAGTTCTCAGGAGTAAACTCTATAGTCTCATCATTATCGTTTATGATTCTCCAAAGTATTTGGGCAATAAGTTTGCCCGAAGTACCTGGGAAAAATGCTATGATGTAGGATTCTGAATCAGGCACTAACCAACTTTTACTTCTGGTTTTATTAACGATTGTACCATTTTTATCTTATCATCAAGTTCTTTTTTCTGTTTAATAAGGTCAGCGATGGTAGCATTAGATGCTGCTAGCCTATCAAGTTCGGCTTCTTCTTCAATCTTCCGATTAGCCCAATCTAATGCACGTTCAGCATCGGGAGTTAGACCAACACTAGCATGACCAGTGCTGATTTCGACCCAAATTTGACCATCATAAACTTCAAGTCGCTGCATTTGAACGTTGTATCTAACATCTCCAACATTCATATAACCTGAACTAGAGTTGATATATGTGTGTGCAGGCATTCCGCCCTGCACCATCACATATCTACCTGCTCCGCTGACCGTCCGTAGCATTACTTAGCCTGTGCGGGAAGCAAATACTGCCAAGTTCCAAGACCACTGTTTACCGTGATTTCAGCAGCTCCTGCGTCTGCAAAACGAACTGTCTTGTCACCGGGAAGATCCATGATAGCAAGAAACACCTTAACAGGCCACTGCCACGAGCGAGAAAGATTTCCGCTTACGCCCGGCTGGAAGATAAAGTTGCCGCTGTGCGTAGAAGGGTCACCAAAGTAAATCTTCAAGTCACCGTTTTCAGTCTTAGTCTTGAAGTTAAGTTCTTCGCTGTTTGCAGAAGCCTGCTTCTTAAGACGAAGAATGCCTGCTACAGTAGGTTCAAACTCAACGTCCCATGCAGTCCCTGCAAACTTTACAGACTTAACCTTTTCTTCAACAATCGACTTTGCCATCAAGCGATAGTCATTGACGAAATCGCCAGTCGAAGTCTCAAAGTGAATCGCTGAAGGAACACCGTCATCATTACGGCTAACGTTGATGATAGACTTATCATCATAGTCATCAAAGCTAAGAATAGTCTTAAGCTTGGACAAGTTAGGCATGCCGAATGTGCCTTGAAAATCTGCGATAGGCGAAGCAAACGTGCCGTATACAACTACGCTCTTGTCTTCTGCATATGCAGCAACCTTTGTTTCAGTTGCAGTGCCTTCAATCTTTACTAATTCAACTACGCCCAATCCATGAGTGTGTTGAATCAAATCAAGTAAGTAATCTTTCATGTGTCATCTTTCCTTTATAATATTTAGATTTGTGTATTGTGTATAATAGCGGAATTTATTGCAAACGTCAAGTGTTTGTTTAACCGAAACTGAACAATTCATCGAATGTACTGTTAGTATTAGTGTTTGACCTAATGTCCCAGTTAAGAACGCCTAACAAGTTGTCAATCTTTTCATCGACTAGTGTTCTTTCCATTTCGTTGTCATCAAACGGCAAGTCGCAGAACCATTGCGGAAGTCTAAGTTCATCTGTAGGATAAGCAATACTTGTAAAGCCAAGCATATTACCTTTAAGCTTACAGACAACTACCTTCATACCATCAACAATACGCTGACTATACTGATCTCCGTTTAGTTTACGTAAATAGTTGTAGTTAAGAGCCGCTCGAACGTGTCCTGGCATAGTTGCCTTGCCAGTCTTGCTGCGCTTCTCAAGTTCACCATAGTATGTAAGCTTATTGACTGACCTAGGAGAACCTTTAGTCCAGCTATCCTGCTCTGATAGATAAGTCTTGAAGTCTTTGATTCGAGTGATGATGTCTTCACGAGGCGCGCCACCTAGAACCATAGTCAAGACTTCCATCAAGAATTCTTGAACATACTTAGGAGTATCCGCTCTCTTAAGATCAAGACCCATAGCCTTAATCTTACCTATCTTATCGTCAATGTCCTGACGCTTACCTTCTAAGTCAAAGATGTTGATTGCGTAACGCTTCTTAGTGATGAACAACGTTCTGTCGCCAATGAGTTCTCGTCCAGCTTTAATCACTTCACCGTTCTTACGAGGGCAGTGAAATGCCTTTTCCATAAACGCAGGGAAGCTAACGTTAGTCATTTCAGCGATTTGGTCATACAAGTCAATGCAAGTGTCTTTGCTCCATGCAAGTTCGCCGCTGTCAATCTGTTCTTTGAGGATAGGATACGCTGAAAAGTAACAGGAGTCAGTATCACCATACACAATAGCGTCGCCGTCATGTTCATAATTTTCCGTGATGATTTCGTTTATCTGGCTCATCATATGCTTAGTGATTTGCCGACCAGACAACGTAACTGACTGCCCGATTCTTTTATCATAGAAACGACAATGCTCATTCAAAAGTGCGCCATATGCAGAGTTAAGAAGAATCTTACGAACTAGCTGACGCTTATCATAATAATCAAACATATCTGTCCCATATGCTTCTCTGGCTAGCTTCTGAGTTTCTTTACGCTCTGAATACCAGCGTGAAAGCAATCCAGGAATAATTCCTTCTTTCTCATATGTAAAGATGGTTCCGTTTGCAGAAATCATATACGGCTTGTTGCTATCGAAGATTAGCTTCCATATTTCAGCAGCAGACATTTCTACGCTACGACCATCTTCGTAATCAAGTGTGAGCAAAGTGCCGCGCTCTTGATTCATAATAGCAGTATATTCTATTGACCCGAAGAGGTTTTCCCAAAGAATCGCTCCAGTAACCCCGTCAGCATCGTCACCATTCTTTTTCTTACGCTTCTTTTTTGCGAGGTCAACACTTTTTTCGTGCATGTATTGGTCTGTGAGAGATTGTCTGACTTGTCCAACGATGGTTTCTGGGGCCATGTTAAGGGCTCGGATTGCTGAGGGGTAGAGTGAGTTGATATCAACTGCTCCGACCCATTCGTGAATCCCTTTCTTCGGGACAGCAACATAAGCTCCGGCCGCTTGCTGCTCTTCACCGTAATTATCTTTACGCTTTTTGTCAGGGACAATAAATCCTCGTTCATGTGCTTCATTATAAATTGCCATTTCAATCATAGCCACCGAACCCATAACAGTTGGCAGCAAAACCGTGTTTTCGTGAGCTAGCGCATTTGCTAGGTCAAGAAACTTAAGCTTACGGTGAATCTTAAACACCAGCATAGTATCTTGGCGGTTATACTCTACGAACTTTCTAAAGTCTTTGTTGTATAACTGATCCAAACTACCTTCATACTGAGTCTTGCGCTCACCCAATTCATACTCACCGATTGCGTCAAGCGAATAGCTATGACGGCTTTCGTAGTTGTACTTTTTGTAAAGCTGTAGATAGTCCATATGAATACGACCAATCAAGTCGTAAGTCTGTTCTTCTTTGCCGAAACGTTCATACGTTCTAGGCTTAGGAAGCTGCCCAAGCAAACAGAACCTGCGTGTATCGTTTTTACTCATGATACGAGTAACACGGTTCACGCAGTAGGGAATATCATATCCTTCTGAGTTCCAACCTGTAAGAACATCTGCGTCTTCAATAAGTTCAAAGAAAGTTTCGAACATTTCGATTTCACTGCGGAACAGTAAGCAGTTTTCAAAATCCGCAGTTAGTTCTTGTGCAGTCTCATCAGTCATATGCTTCGGGGGAATGACAAGAGTAACAAGCTGGTCTAACCAATCAAGATACACTGAAATAGCAGTGACTGGATTGAATGGATCATCTGTCGGACTAAAACCCTTCTCTGGGTCAAAGTCAGTCTCAATGTCGAAGAACGCAGTGTGTAGTTTAGGAGGTTCTGCTCCCAAATAGTTATCACTCAGGCACCTAAAGACTACCGGAACATCACTCTCATAGAGTCTTTTCTTGTTATGAATCCTGCGCTCTTTCTCAAACTCACTCTTTTTGCGAGTCGAGAATCTAGTTACAGGATCTCCATAGATAGTACGATACTTACCTTTTGCATCATCATAATAGAAGACATAGTTAGTTGAGTACTCTTTGAAGGCACGGTTGCCCTCAGGAGTACGTTCAACTGCGTAAATTCTATCTGCGCTGGAATCGAGAACTGCGTCAACGTATGACATTAGCTAGTCTTACCGACAGTCTCCAAAATTGTGTTAAGTTCTTCGTTTTCTTCGTTAGTTTCATTGAGCCGCTGCTTGTGTGCAACTCTGATAGCCTTCTTGAGAATTGAGGGCTTGATTTCAAGTTCTTCTGCAATTGCCTTAACAGTATCGTTAAGACCTTCATTGAGGGTTTCTACTTCTTGTAAAACGCTCATGCCTTCATTGATAAGCTGAGTCAGTTTAGTTTTAGCTTCTTGATTGAATGTACGTGACATGTTTTCTCCTTTAGTCTAGTTAGTATAACAGACTGTGCAGAAAATTCAACTATATTGGTAACCTTATTGAAAGATGTGGTTGTTTTTTTCGCCGTAAATCTTTATGTATTTACCGGCTAGCATGTCTGCCATTGCTTCAATCGGTGAGCCAGGGTAGCTATCACCAGGCTTAATCATACCTATCTCGTGTTGACGAACGTGTACTAGTTCGTGGAATACTGTCCTAAGAATGTCAACTAGATTGCGATTCTTTGCATAGACCCAAACACTACCTTCTCCGGGAACATGTCCGCCGGTATGATGATTAGTTTGAGCTTCCTCACTATCCATTGATAGTTCTACTGTAGGAACCTTTTGTAGATTCAACCTTTTAGCAGTCCAGTCTACAAACTTTTCTACTTCTGCATTTATATCTAGCTTATCGGAATCTTCATACATTATCTTGTCGGCAGCTGCTGATGCTGTGTTAGCAAAACTAGAAGTAGCATTATCCATCGCTCCCATAAAAGCAGTTACCGGATGCTCTATTTCATCTAACTTACCTTTGATCCAGCGATCAGGAGTATCATTAAACTTTTTAGTGAACAAATCTTTTAGTGCTTTGTCGGTGATTTTGTGCTTACGTGCAACCTTGCGCATCAAGTCATCGATAGTATTGTAATCGTGCTTATCTAGGGAAGGTAATCGCTTAGCTAATTCATCTACCGCGGATTCGTACATACTTTCGCCGCCGCCGTCTCCGCCACCTTCGCCGGAGCTGTTATCTCCGTAACCAAAGCCTGGATAGAAATATCCGCCGTAGGCTCGATTGGACTTACGCTTTTTCTTGCGCTCGGTTATGAATTCTGTAGCTCTCATTAATATATTTATCTTAGTGATTCTAAGAACTGAATAGTCTTTTCTGTTTTGATACCAGTTATTTGAAATGTGACTCTGGGATGATGCCCTGCATTTGCAGTACAATGGGGAACATTGCAAGTATCAAACGTAAAGATGTCCCCTGCTTCCCAGTGATTGTATTGGTAGTTACCTACTTCCCAAAACTGTCCTGGTTGCCAATCAGTAAGTTGAATGAATAAACGTAACACTTTGCTAGGATCATTTGGGTTCCATTTCTGCAACTTATCAATGTGACGGGTCCATACTTGTCCTGGCCACTGTACATGAATACGTTCCATACAATCTTCTAAACCAAACTGTTCAGCAATCTTATGCAAACTTTCAGGTATATCCCAGTTAAGATTTGTGATAATCATTTTAGGGTCAGCACCAACACGCTCAATATCATATTCTTCGGATTGTAAATCTTCACTTGGGTTAGGAATGGCCTCACCTTTATAACCTCTAGTAGCCCAAGATGCAGGCTTGCTACGTTCGATAATGTTTGTTAAGTCACTTTCCCATGTAGATTCTATTCTACCTAACCAATCAATAATATTTGGTAAGTCAGTAACAATAGGATTAAAATGATATGTGCTGTTAGCTACAGTTTCGTCCCAGCTACTTCTCATATTACTTTCACTCTAACATCAGCCATGGGGTAGTTCTGAAAGTATTCAATAGGCGGTTCTAATAAACCCAAAAGCTGAACCAGTTCTTTATTAGTTTGAACCTGAGTGCCATCATACTTTTGCCATGCATCAATGATGTCACGATTTTGGTTGTCAACCATTGATGCCATATTTCTTAGGTCTTTGTAGTATGTGGCATAGCTAGGATAAGTTATGTTAAACTCACCGCATCTAACCCACCATCCTAAACATGCATCGTCGGGCCGATGAACTAGAATGATTGGACAGTTAGGCCAATGTTCTTTCAAGAAATCAATATTATGTGCGAATACATGGCTTTTTACAATTCTTGTGCCGTAGTTAGAAAAGGGACGGTCAAATTCTAATTCGCATTGTTCTTTACTGTAAAGACTTAGGTTGTCAAAGAAATCTCCAAACTCCATACCTGGATCGAAGTATGCACCTAAGTGCATCAACTGCGTTTCGCCACCTGCATTATGGTGATACGTTCTCTCTTCGGTGTAGTCACTTTGGTCAATCGAAGGGCTATAATAGATATTCTTGACTACACTACTCCACTTAGAGCCTGGCGCCCCAGCAACAAATATATACTTCATATTTTCAACATCCATGCTATTTCAGGGGGAATCCAGGGCTTTTCCATACGTTCGGGATGCCAAACAATCCCCGCTAAATTACCATCTACAAAAGCTTCAATATTCCCCGAATAATCTCTGCATATTACTTCTACTGAGTTGGGAAGAGATTTGATTCCTAAGCTATGGTAACTGTTTACTTCTAACACTTCTCTATGATAAAAGATTGGATGGTCAACACCTGAATGATCTTTTATTTCTTCGACAGTACCTCCGAGCATTTCTGTTAATAGAAATGCTCCATGACATATACCTAGCACTGGTTTATTTCGCTGTAGCATTTTGGAAGCTAACTTGAGTTCAATACTCCGACGGAGGTCACTGTCATCACCACCCGTAATAATAAACGAATCAGAGTTATCCGCCACTACGTCGAAGTCTTGATTTAAGGTATTAGGAACAAAGAATAGATTGTGTCCTTTGAGGAGGTCGTACCAGCCATGCTCAGTAGCATCATAAGCTCTACCTTTGTGGTATATAATTCGCTGACTAATCGCTATTTTCATTAAGACGCTCACTTCTAGTAGGTTGACACCCAGCTAATACTATTTCGTCTAGCCAGTATTCGTCAACGTATGTTACATATTTAATATTAGCATCTTGGTCTATAAACTTTAGTATTTCGGGTCCTGTACTGATAGGGAATCCGACTACTTTGCTTACCCATTTAAGATAGTGTTCTTTATGCAGAAAGAATGCTTCATGGTCAAGAAAATGCACGTTAAAACTACTACTTAACAGCGTATTGTAGTAGTAGTCTTGTGCTATAGGAGTAGTGTGTTCTTTGCGTACTCTGAGTTGCTGTAACTTATTAATATTTTGGTCACGGACAATGATAGCAATCTCAACCTCAATTCCAAACGACTTAGCACGTTCTGCTACTTCAAGTATTTTAGGAATATACCTAACACCATCATAAAAGAAAGGGCAGCTTACATTTGCTAGGTGATAGTCTTTGCCTGCAAAGTGTTCTGCCGTTAACTTATTTGGGTTGACCCAGTAATCAGCAAAAGGTTCTTGATCACTAGGAACCCAATAATTGTCCTTTAGTTCTTCCCAGCCCTCTACCTCATCATGGAAGCTTAATAATCGGCTGAATAGATGATTGCCTGAGCCTTGTGGTCCAGTAATGATTAGTAGTTTTTTCATTTCGGTCTTTCAGGAAAAGTAACACCTAACTTATTACCATTATCAAGTTCGTTGTATTCTACATATTGAACATACTTTTCATTGGGGTCCTCTGCTAGTATTTCATCAATACGAGGGTCATCCCAAGCAACAGGAATGTTGAGTTTTAAGCTCTTTAGGTAGTCTTGCTTGTAGAGATACAGCAACTCGTATGATAAGAACACTGGATCATCTAACTTGTCTAACTGTGCATTGAGATATTGTAGCGTTGGTCTAGTTCTGATTCTAGTTTGCTGATGTCTAAGGATATTTTGGTCCCTGCCGCAAATTGCGACATTAACGTTAATATTGAGGGAACGCACAGAATCAATAAACTTAGGTAGATTAGGATTCCAAATGGGATTAACATCAGATTCATGTATGCCCAAGGGGCAACTAATAGAAGTAACATATAAGTCTCTTTGAGACCAATCGAAAGTTTTGAGTAAGTCATGATTTTTCCAATGTTGAGCGAACGGTTCAGAGAAGCGATGGGATTCCCAATAGTTTTCTAAGAGGCTTTTCCAACCATATACTTCAGGATGAAGTGATAGAATTTTAGACCAAAGATGATTTCCAGCTCCTTGTGGTCCTGTGAGAATGAGAAGTTGTTTTGTCATAATAAAATGGGGAACGGGTTAGCTGGTTTCAGCAGACTAGGCCGGTTATCCGTTCCCCTTCTTATATTACCAGCCGTATGCTTCGTTAACGAGAGCCTTAGCAGCAGGAACTTCCATTGTGTTCTTGCACGAGATATCGAACAAATCCTTACGCATTTCAGCTACAAGGGCACCGATGCGTGACTGTGTTGCTTCGTCGGTAGCAAGTTCTTCTAGCTTGCGTCCGCCAATCTTACTATGGAAACCTTCGTCCTTAGCAATCTTAGCATAGCGTGAACTAATGAATTCATCTTCAATAGATTCTGCCATTTGATCCCAAACAGCTTCCGCACGACCTTCAGCAACTAACTGATATGCAGCAAGTGCAGCAGGATCGTTTTCTGCTTCGTACTTAGCAAGTAGTGCAGCACCCTTAGCAGTTGGCTTTGCAGCTTCCGCAGCAATAGCTTCTGCTACGTTGATTTCTTCACCCTTAAGATGTTCAATAACTTCCTTGACCATACGGAAGTGAACAGCTTCGTCATGAGCCTGCTTTGATAAAAGTTGAAGTTCAACTGGATCAGTGTCAGCAGGGAGATTAGCAATGGTCTGTGCAATCTCAACCATGTTCATACGCTCGTTTACCATACGACCAACGAAGTGGTCAATGAGAGCTTCTTTATCAGGGTTGCTTTCAAAGTATGCTTTAACGTTCATCTTTGATGCTTCAAAGAGTGCTTTGTTTTCAGCTACGATCTTGGCTACGAATTCTTTAGATGTAGTCATTGATATTTCCTTTTTATAGACATGTCTTAGTGATAAGTATTTAAGAAATTTTCTTATCACGAGAATATTTATCTTTTCTACAGGATTTTTGGATGAACACGTTAATTTTTGGACTATTGAAGAAAAATTTGGAAGAAACCTTTAAGCTTCCTAAGTACTCTAAGTTAGTCTTTGACGAAAATACACTAGTTGATAAATTGCCATGGACTCCGGCAAGATATCGTAAGTTTAAAGATGCTATTGAAGCCGAACTTAGTTTGTATTCAACCTATGCAGGTACCCTAGCAGAAATCACTGAGGACTTTAGTCAGCGTTATATTCTGCGTTTCTTTGGTGAGATTTGGAAGCCACGCACAGATGAGTTCACGCATACTGGTTGGCAGCTAGTAGATGAAGTGAATAAGCATAATCCAAAGTCAGTGCT